GACAGTAATATGGTCTAGTTTGGTTTTGTCACCATTAGCGAATGCGCCTTCACTTGGAGGTTGTTGTGCTGAATCAGCCTTTGCTCCTTGTGCGGCAGTGGCATATGCAGTTGAATTTGTTGTAGCAGCACTTCCTAGACCTAAATCGCTCCTTACTTCTGTTGCGTTCCTGCCTTCGATAAAATTACCATCAACTCTGAGGAAGTCATCATCTGCCACATTTGCGGCAGCGGTTAGTAAATCTCCACTCGTTACTCCTTGAGAAATAGCATTCAACTTGAGATTCTGTGCGTCTGTGAAAGCATTGGTGTTGCTGTTGTTCTCATAAGCGGTTTTTATCTCTGAATCACTTTGGTCAGCAGTAGCACTTGTTTCTATCCCATCTAGTTTGTTCTTGAGGGTTGTCGTGAAGTTGTTGTCAGTTTGGCTTGCTACAACTAGGTCTATGTCTCCTGTACCATCTTGGTAATCGACTGTAATTCCAGTCTCAGTGTTTGTACTTGTGAACATCGCACCTACTATGTCTTGAACTTGTTCTGTTGTCAGTGTACTAGTATCTGTCCAAGGAACATTGACGAACATTTTACCGCTATCTAATTCAATAGGATAGTTCTTTCCATTCTCGCTATATCCAATCTTAACCAGTCCCAATGCGCTACTTGTAGCAGTTGAATATACGGTATTGTTATCGGTGGAACTTATGGTAAAGTTAGGATAACTGCCGCTTACACTAGTTGCACCTGTACCTGTTAGAGAGACAGTTTGGTCTGGGCTATCGTTTGTGAATGTGATTGTGCCATCAGCAGTAGTTTCTGTTGAGATGCCCGTACCACCCGTAAAGGTAAGAGTCTCACCATGAGCAATAGTCGTATTATTTGTATCATTATCTACGTCAATATCGAATGTTGTTAGTTGATTGGTGTTGATGTAGTTTCCAGCGTTTATGTTTGTTGAGCCTTGGTCTTGAGTCCAATCAATAATCTGATTGCCGCTAGGTATTGTAGGCTTGTTCTGTATGAATGCATCTGATGTGTTATCAGTCTCGTTGAAATTCGCTTGAACGTTGACTTCTGCACCACTGGCGGGTAATGCACTGAACACCTTTCCTGAGCCTACTAGTTGAGAAGATGTTATCTTACCTAGTATGTCATCTATCGTAGCACCTTTGACAGAATCGCTTGCTGAGCCATCAAAGACATACATGAAGTCATTAGCGATATCTATATCTGAGCCTAAGTCCGTTATGTCTGACTTAGTTGCAGAAGGAGAGTGTGCTATAACTGAACTCTTTGATATAAGTGCATCAGCAAAAGTTCCAGTTGTTATTTTGCTGGTGTCTAGAGTTGGTATGTTGCTAGCAACTATTTCCCCTCTGATAGTTGCAGATGATTTATTTTCTACATTACCTAGTCCTATATCTGATTTTGTTGTTCCTACATCAGAATGAGTAACCCCTGCTCTCATAGCAGCAGTTGTTATGTTGTCTACATTACCTAGTCCTACATCTGCCTTTACTAATCCCAAAGCCCCCTTTCCTAATGTGATGGCTACCCAATTGCTGCTTCCTGTCGCAGATGCTCTATACATCTTATTATCATCATTTGAGTCAATCCATAAGTCACCAACAGCGGTAGCAGTAGGAGCATTATCAGATACAAACGTGGTTATTTGTGCTTGATTCAAAACATTAGAAAGACCAACATTTGCTTTCGTAGTTCCTGCTCTTATGGTTGCAGTTGAGTTATTATCGACATTACCAAGGCCAACGTCTGACTTAGACAATGATAGGTTTGTCTTAACGTTAGTCAATTGCGTTGTGGTTAAGTTCTGATTGTTAATATCTATTCTTAATCTATTACCCAAGGCAGTAGTGATTCCAGCAATATCAGAATCATTAGATTGCAGGGCAACTGCTAATTCGTTTAGAGTGTCTAAAGCAGTTGGTGCGCCAGCAACTAAGGCGTCAATCTTAGCCTGTGCAAGAGTATTGATTTCTGAATCTGTTCTAACTGTCTTTGCTGTGTTTGCTGCCACTGCTGTTTCTAAGTTAGAAATATTAGGTATTGATATTGTTCCTGTGAATGTAGGAGATGCAAACATTGTTGCTTTTGATTCATTAGTGACGTTTCCTAGTCCTACATCACTAGCAGTCGCAGCAGATAATATCTCAGTTTGTAATGTAGAGGATGATTTGTTATCTACATTGCCTAGTGCAACATCTGCTTTGACTAGTGCTAGTTGTGCCTTTACTTCTGATATGCTTCTACCTTCTAATCCAGTAGTAGTAAATCTAGCAAAATCTCCGTTTGTTATTGTGCCGTTCACCTTTACTGCATTATTGTCCGATATGCCAAATGTAAGTGAGCCTTGTAGTCCAGAAGTCTTCGCAAGTGTGACTGCGTTATCTGCAATCATAGCAGTAGAGACTGTTTCGCTATCTCCCGTTGTGACTAAAGTTCCTGTTATACTTGGAACAGTTACAGTTTTGTTTGAGCCAGATGCATCGGTGAATGCTAACTTGGTATGAAAAGCGTTTGATGCGTTATACGAATATATATCTCCATCAGTCTTAACCTCGAATAACTTTCTGAAGTCTCCGCTATTTTCTTCACCTGCTGTAAGTACATTACTCGTTTTCTTTATCCCGAAGTATTGTATCTTTCTTGCTGCTGCTAGATTGTTACTACCTGTTCCTTTTCCTATCTGAACAACGCATATTGGTATGTCGCCATCAGTAAGGTCAGCAGTTTTAGCGGCACTTCCACCTAGAGTATCATCTCCTCTAAACGCTATGGCATCACTTGAGTTTATTACGATGAAACCATACCAGTCAAAATTAACAGCACCTGAGAAGTTTCCGCTGCTTAGGTTTGTCTGCGCTACTAGAGTCTTGTACTCTCCCTTATCGAAATAACCTCCGGCAGTTATGTTGAATGTCCCATTGACGTTTGATGTAACTTGGAATCCATGTGCAATAAACGAGCCTGCATCAGCGACATTCAGTGCCTTGATGATACCACTGTGGATATTGTCAATGCCGTCTTCTAACTGGTCTGAGGCGGTAGGGGCTATTTTCAGCGTACTGATAAACCCTGAAAAATCTGACATTAGGGAATCACCACCCTAAAAGTGAAACTCAATGTCTCATTTGAGGCTAGCGGTCCAATACTCTTAAAGTTAACTCGGCTTAACATACTACCTGCACTAGCATCATCAAAAACACCCATTTCTGATATTACATTCGATAATAAATCTGCACCTGTAAAAGATACAGTATAGACTATTGTATTGCCTACTACTGTTTTAGAATCTGCTGCTTTTCTAAATACTTCATTATCTAGTGTATTCTGACTAGATGCAGTATCATCCCCACCATCTCCAACTGCTATATGAGTGAATCCGTTTGTTCCAATCAATAAGTCGGCTGTGGCGTTTTTACCTGCATCAGTTATCATAATCCTATTTCCTCCGTTGTAACAACGTCACTCCCTGCATTCATTGCCTCTGTCCAACCTATTAACGTTCCCCAACCTATTGTCAGGCCGGTGGGAGTGGTTCTTTGTGCCTTTAGTGAAACCTCACGAATACCGATTTCTTCAAAGACTGTTTTGCTAGTGACCTCTACTGTAACATCTCTTGTCAGGAGTGTAGAAAAACCTCCTTTTCTTTCGATATTCATTTCAGCAAGTCTTTCTGCTATTGTCTTATTAAAGGTTCCCACTGTTATTTTACTGATAGCAGACATAGCGTTTTCTATTTCGTAAACAATGTAATCATCCGGTGGAATATTATGATTCGGGAAATTGAGTGTAATGATATCACCGGGCTTCATTAACTTCATTTTGTCTTTACGCTCTATCTCAATTGTTACCTTTGTTGTTTTTGTATTATGCAAAGCAAGAAGTTGTTCTGCCTTTATCTGTGCTTCTTTCGCATATTTTATATTAGAATCAACGTGTGTTAATGTTCTAGTGTTTTTATCGCTTGGTATTTCTGAGGATGCTTTTACGTTATCTCCTATTACTACTACCTTGTTTGCTCTATCGAATAGTGAAGTATTGTTTTCTGTACTCATTAAATTTTGACCATCTCTATATCTCAGAGAGAATACTCTTCTAGATGAATAGTCATCAATGTCTCTAATCTGTATTTTATCTCCTTTGAAAATATACTCCAATCCTTTCTTTGATGCTAGGAAGTTGACCGCAGTGAATACATCGCTCTCAGCAAACTTAGTGTTGATTATGAATGGTCTTCTTGTGTATTTCACCAGTTCTTCATATTGTTGTGGAGTGTAGAATGTATCGACAGTGCTATCACTATCGTAATCAACATCGTCTAATGTTAACGTAGCAGTGCCTTGACCTGATGCGACTAGACCAATGAGTTTGCCTTCTTGGTTGTATATCACATCTCCATTTGCTATCACATCAGTTGATACTGCTGATGCTAAATTGATGTCATTACCAGAAGTGGTATTAACGATAGCACCTGTGAATGTTATGTTTCTCTCATTGTCATCTACTTCTATGTCATTCTCATTCAGTATCTCGTTGATTGCCCTTTCAGCATCTAGACCTATTGCCATGCTTGTTCCTATGTAGGCTCTTTTTACACCGTTGGGAAAATCCGTGTTTGTTGTGATAGTGAATGCCTTTCCAAATGAAACCACTCCATTGCCTGAAATTGTTCCTTCATAGTCAAATCTAAGACTTTCTGCACCACTGGAAGTTGATTTGCTTACAGTGATATTCTTTCTAGTCGTTGTCCTGCCATCTGTTATGCAACAATCAATCACCTCTCCATCACTGAATAACTCTAGGCTTTGCTCTACCAAGTTTATGTTTTCCACCATTTTGTTGTTGGTATCTAAGTCGTCATCTACATCCAATAGAACGTACATTGAGACTATTCCTTCCCCTACGAAATCGGTAGTGCTTTCTCCCATTGTCGCTGCTCCACCTGTATCGAGCCTACTAACAACCTCAGAATATTGCAGTCCTGTATGTATCTCCTTATTCAGTTCGATGAAACCCGGAGTCCTATCGAATGTGGTTTCTGATATTCTCATTAACCTATACCTCTGGCTTGC